TGTATGAAGAGAAAAACTATGAGCGCGAAGAGCTTGGCCGAGGTCACTGGGCAAATGAGCTGCTTAATAATCCAAATCCGTACTTTACCCGCTCTCAAGTGTTCTCATATATTGAGAACTGGCTCTCAATCAACGGCAATGCCTTTATCTGGACTCCTACCAATGGCTATCGCGTGCCCTTGCAGATGTGGGTACTTAATCCGACCCGCATGAGAGTGATCAAAGGTGAGAATAACTTTATCGATGGCTATGTTTATCAGTCAGCTCAAGAAGGCAATATCGCAATACCAGAGAAAGAGGTTATTCACCTTGCAAAGATACACCCCGCAGCAAGACCTGAAGAGATAATCGGTATGAATATCTTTGGCGTAGGCTTGGTATCAGCCGCGCTTGAGTATGCTCATATTGACCGCGAGGTCAGTGCGTACCTTGCACGTTTATTTGAGAATAACACAGTACCCCCGCTTATTGCAACGTTCCCTGAAAGGTTCGATGTAGATGAATGGCATAAGCTCAAGGCCGCGTGGAATGAAGAACTCCCAGACTACAAGCTTCGCGCTTTGCTTGGTGGTGGCATGCAATTGCAATTACCTCCAAAAGGCGAGCTCTCAATTGGCTATGATGCAGTAAGCAAGGATACACGTGCTCAAATCGCACAAGTCTTTGGCGTGCCTCCCGGCATGCTTGATGGTAGCTTTCAGAATCGTGCAACTGCTGAAGTTCAATGGGCTATCTTTAGACAAAACACTATCGATCCCGAAGCTCTTTACATCGCCGAAGAGTTTACAAGGCACTTCAAAAGATGGGAAGAGGATCTCCTTGTTGAAGCACAAGCGTATGAGTATGCCGATCCGGATCTTGATATGCGCAAAGAAGAGTTCGAGCTTAAATGGGGACTCAAGACAATCAATGAAGCTCGTACTGATCGTGGCTATGATAAAGTCAAAGATGGTGATACGCCTCTTATTGCACAAGGTTTTGTGCCTTTGCAATCGGTCGCAAATCCCGCTCCCCTGCCCGTAGTGCCCCGTAAACTTGAAAGGGCATACGGAATACAGAACCGCGCAAAATTGCCTCTTGTAACAGCCGAGAGTAAGGACTTGTTTTGGAGAAACTACGATGCATTAACAACAGAGGCTAGCGATTCTATTGATTTGGTGGTGCGTCGTATGGTAGTAGGCATCCAAGACCAACTTACAAGCCAAATCGAGTCAGGTGCAATAAGCCTAACAGACATCACTATTGATGCAGATCAATATGTAGACTTTGAATCCGCAGTGTTTGAGGCATGTGAAACAGTCAAGCAAGAACTGCTTGCTCAATTCGCGCTTGGCACTGAAGATTTAAGCGGTCAAGTAGGACAAGAGATACAGGCCTTGACTACTGAAAGCGCTGAAAAAATACGCGAGTCTATTGGAGTGATTAAAGATGAAGTACAAAAGACGCTTGTAGCTAATTCAAGCAAGCCAAAAGATGAGCTTTTAGACATACTGAATACTCAATTTACTTCGCTTAAAGCATCTCGAGCTCGGACAATAGCAAATACAACAGCCGCAAATGTTACAAGTGGCATGCAGCACACAGTATACAAAGATCTCGGCTTCAAAATGATGTGGCTTACTCAAAGAGATAGCAAAGTAAGGCCATCGCATGCTCGTATGGATGGCTCTATGCAAGACGGCAAGGGACAATTTTCGGTCGAGACTGAGTCGAAAGATGCAGACGGTAATCCAATTACTATAATTGAGACTACAGACCGTCCTCTTGGTAGAGGCTTAAGCGCATCGAACGCAATCAATTGTAGATGCCAGCTCTTTCCGGTGGAGTTGTAATGCCGTACAAACCTAACAAAGGCATGCAAGAGGAAGCCGAGAGAGCTATCAAATGGGTCGAAGAAGGCCGTAAAGGTGGCACTCGGATCGGTAAGATTAGAGCGCGCCAAATTGCACGAGGCGAAAACTTAAGCGAAGATACCGTAAAGCGCATGTACTCTTTTTTCTCAAGACAAGAAGGAGTCAAAGATGCTGAAGGTTTTGAGCCTGGAGAAGATGGCTACCCATCACCAGGCCGAGTCGCATGGGGTTTATGGGGTGGAGATCCTGGGTACTCATGGTCAAAGAATATAGTAGAGCAATTAAAAAACAGAGGATGTAATATGGATTTAATAACAAGAGAACTCGTACTTGAGACCAGAGATGGTTATGAGTACGGCGATAATGGTGAGAAAGAATATGAAGAGAAAGAGAATGACCTCTTTACCTTTGTAGTCTCAACACCAGAGATCGATCGCTATGGCACTATCATCGTGCCAAGTGGTATCGATTACACAGCGTATCTTGCTAATCCGATTGTACTTGCCCAGCATGATTCAGACAAGTGGCCTATCGGTCGTTGTTTAGGTTTTGCAATGAATGGTGAGAACTTGGAAGCAACGATACAAATCGAGTGCGTAACAGAGGAAGGCAAGAAACTTACAAAGCTCATCAATGCCGGCTTTGTCAAGGCAGTATCAGTAGGCATTATCCCGATAGAGTATGAAGATCAGACAATCGAAGGCAAGAAGGTTACGGTGTACACAAAGTCAGAGCTTGTTGAATTTAGTGTCGTAAGCGTTCCGGCGAATAGACAAGCACTGCTCAAGAAGTCACTTAAAACTCTTTTACAAGAATCAATCAATAAATACAAAAAGGAAACTCGAATGTTAACTCCAGAGATCGAAGCAAAGATCGCTGACGAGCTGCTTCCTGCAATCAAGGATGCATTCGTTGCAGAGGTGATCAATCTTGGCTTCTCACCTGAAGAAGCTGAAGCATCAGTCAATGCGTTCATCACAGCTGGCGTGCCTCCAATGCTTGCAGTATTGAAAGGCGAAGCCGTTGCTGAAGAACCCGCAGCCGAGCCACCAGTGCAAGTCGTAAGCGAGCCAGCTCCAGCCGCTGAACCTGCACCAGCTCCCGAAGAAGTTGTTGCAAACTTTGCAGGCCTTGAGACTCGCGTAGGCAAGAAGATTGCAGCATCTACACAAGCACAAATTGCTGAAGGTATGGACTTAATCAACAAAGGCTACAAGACTATCAAAGCTGCAGTCGGAGTTGAAGCAGGCCGTTCTATCACTTTGAACTTGCCTAAAAAATTCAACACAGAAGATTTAATCAATTTAATCTAAAGGATAAAACCTAAATGGAAAACATTATCGTAACAAAAGACCAACTTAAAGAAGTTGTTGATCGTAAAGTCGCAGATCAGTTGCGCACTTTGCACCCAGTAAACACACCAGCGCCTGCTAGAGGTTTGGTATCTATCAAAGCAGATCACGATGCACGTCGCGATCAAGCTCGCGTAGTTGCAGACTACATCTTGGCAAAGCACAAAGGCCTCGAAGGTCAAGCAGATGAGATCGCTCGCGCTGCTAATAACAAGTATATCACACGTGCTAACTTCAACACAGGCACTTCATCGCAAGGTGGTGCAGCCGTTCCTCAATTCTGGGTCGAAGAGATCATGTCTTTTGCTGATCAATTCGGTTATGCTCGCGCTTTGGCGAAGATCTATCCAATGAGAGGCAAAACAGAGAACCTCGTATCAAGCGGCGCTTTCACCGGTGCTGTTGTTGCTGAAGGTTCAGGCTTGACTGTTACTGATTCTACAAACTTCTTCACTGGCACAGCGATGACTGCAAAGAAGATCGTAGCTGGTGCAATCATCTCTGAAGAGCAATTGCAAGATGCAACACCTGCATTTTTGGATTATGTAATCAACGGCTTGGGCCGCGCTCTTGCTGAAACAGAAGACAAGCAGTTTTTCAATGGCGATGGTTCAGGTGCTAACTTCACCGGTATCATCGGAACTGCAAATACAACAGTAGTACGCCAAGGCGGATCAGACTCATCTACAAAAGATGCGTTTTCTGATATTTCTTGGACTGACCTTTGGAACTTGCGCCTCGGTATCAACTCCGGCGTAGGTGCAAATGGCGTATTCGTAGTGCCTCAAAGCGTATTCGGATACTTGATGAAAGAAACAGGCGGATCACGTCCTATCTTCGATCAAGTTCGTCCAATCGA